CCAGCAAAGTTTGCCTCGGGCGGGGGCTGAACAGGATATGTTGTGTCGGCATTATACCCATCAGCAAACAAAGACCCATAGCCATTTACAGACGTACTGAAATTCGTGATCGTATCAAGACCAAACCCAAATCTTGCGCCGAATGACGAGTTGGATTGCACATACGTACCACAGGTGATACTACCAATCACAACTTGGTTAATATCGCCAGTAACGAACTGAACCTGGTTCGCAGAGCTAGCCCTTGCTTGCCGAATAGTTTGAGAGGTATACGACCAGTTTGTCGTCACTTCTTGAACTAGGATGGTGCGTGTAACCTGATTATAGGCATTCCAGACGAATCGCGACCCGCCAGTGCTACCGCCAGCGCCATCGTCTACGATATTCGTGCCGCTCGCCCGAATCGTGCCAATCCAGCGCCGCGTTGCTGTCCCCGACTTGACAACCGTGCCGCTCTGAGATGCGAGCGCATCTGCTCGCGTTGTATCGTTTGTCCACGCAGCCGACAATTCCAGCGTGAGCGTGCCAGAGTTGTCGTAGATGAAGACGTCGTAGTTCTTGCCGCTCGTAAGGGTCAGCGCGAGGCTGATTTCTGCGCTGCTATACAGCCGCAACCGCGTACCATCGTAAATACAAATCTGAAAGTTGTTACTGGTGATAGTACCGTCGTTAGTCACAGCGGTGTAGTAGAGAGTGCCTTTCGACGCTTGATCGACAATCGACGCCGCATTTCCACTCACCACCGTGAGACGACCTGTCGTATAGAGTGGTGACAGTAATCCGCCAAGCCGAGAAGCCGTAATCTTATCGCTCGCGGGTGTGCCTGCTGGATCAGCCACCCAATAGGCGATATCCGACAGCACCGGGACGGACACCTCAGAGAGCGCCGTGAGTTTCGTATCAGCCATTACTCAAGCGCCACATCGCCGCTGCTATTTTCAAAGAGCAGGCCATTACTGTTTTCCAGTAGAAGCCGATTGGTCCCGCCTGCCGCTACAAATGCCTTCCCGACGCCAGTTAGAAGAAGTGTGCCGCCAAACATAATCAGGCTCAATCCGAGCATTAGATGCACTCACGCCCCCTTGTAGCCCGATGCGCTCACTTTTGTGCTCGCCCCTGTTGTTACGTTCGCGCAGAATAGCGCCGTGGCCGTTGTTGGCTGACGCAATGGCGTCGGAAACGATAAGGTCGCACCGCCGTAGACGGCTGCGGCCGGGATGGTATACAGCGTGGTTCCACCGCTGCCATCTTGAATGACCACATCGGTGCCCACGGTCGCGTGTGCGTTCGACACGGTAATTTGTGTGATGTAGTTGCGAAGACCAGAGGCCGGCGCCGCGATGAGCGACGTGCTCGTCGTTCCGGTCATGGCGCTCGTGATCGCCCCAGAGACGAAATTCTCCGGGTTGGCGTAGGGCAGCACGATCAACTTGCCCACGAGGTCGGCGACGAGTTGAACCTGTCGCGCTGTCGTAACGGCCGCGTTCTCGCTGCTGACCGCCTGCGCGCCATTGTTCACCGGATTCCCGGTAATGGCGACGTTCGTCGCGTTCGGGCCACCAACCGCGAGAATACCTGCGGCCGATCCTCCGTTGACCGTCGTCGTACCGTTGACCTGCGCGAGATTGATGGCGCTGTTGGCATCTGGCGTCACGAGCAGTTTCGTCATGCTCGCCACGCCTTGCACCGTCAGGACGCCACCAGCCGCCGACCCTGCTGTTCCGGTTCCGACGACAGCGGCATTCAGATTCGCGGCGGTGGCTTGCGTCACAGCCGTCGTGGATGTCGTGTCTGTGATGACGTGCCCAATGACGGCTGAACTGGCGTCGTTGATGACGTGCCCGATGACGGCCGATCCAGCCGTCAGTACGGCTGTGACCGGAACCGCACTCGCGCGCAACTGCGTGTCGGTCAGCCCTCCCGTCACGGTGACGGTTCCCGTGACCGCCGTTGTTGAACCCGTGTCCGTGATGACATGCCCGATGACGTTCGACCCGGCTGGCAGCGCATTCGTAATCGCCGTCACCGCCGTCAGCGTGCCGCTATCAACCACCGCGTGCAGGTTCGTTCCAGTGGCCTGCGTGACCGTCACAGACGAGAGCGGCGTCAGCGTGCTGACCTGTGCAGCCGTGAGCACCACCGGCACGGAGGCCGCGGCTAACGCTTGCCCAAGGGCCGGCGTCTTCGTATCGATCGACGCAAGGCTCGTGTTGCCCGTGTCCTGCTTCGCCGATGTCGCATAGCCAGTGTTCGATGGAGGCGTCAGCGTTGATATCTGCGCGGCGGTCAGGACAACAGGGACAGAACCGGCAGCAAGCGCCTGACCGAGTGCTGGCGTCTTGGTGTCGATCGAATTCAGCGCGGCAATTTCAAGAACCTGATTCGCCGCTGTGGCGTCACCGCCACCACCCCCACCACCGCCGCTGCCGGCAAGACTCGACTCGCCGGCCACCATCGACACAACGATGTAGCCAGAGGTGTAGGCCGAGCACAACACTTGAACGAGTTTCAGCGCCGCTGATGTTTGCCAGATGCCGTTCGATGTGGCGCTCGTCACGCCTGTCGTGCTGCTCGTCGGCGTGACCGTCAGCGCCTGGAATTCAACGCCATCCACGCTGCCCTTGAATTGCAGCGTGCCCACCCATGTGCCGGTCAGTTGAATACCGATGCCGGCCAATCCATCGACGTTCAGCGTGACGGAATAGCCAGCCGCCGAGAGGACGCCGGTATGCTTGGCTTGAGCGGCCATCAGCAGGCCGCGATGGTGATGTTGGCCGTTCCTGAATTCCAGGTGGTGATGGCCGCTCGAACGAACACAAGCGCGGTCGGTCGCGTGGACACCCAGATGCCCTCAGTGGTCGAGGTCGTCACGGCCGTTCCAGCCACAACCGCGCCAATGGGCAAGACCGACAGCGCGATAAACGTCTTGCCATCAACTGAGCCGTAGAACGTGACTGTGGCATCGAACGTCCCTTGCAATTGGAACGAGATGTAGGGTAAGCCCTGCGTGCCCAACTGGACCCATCCACCGGTCGCGATAGCGGCCGACAGCGACCCGGTAACGATTGCCTGTTCAGCCATTATTGCCCCGTGTTGATGTTGTACCAGCCGTTGCGACGACCCCAGATCATGTCGTTCGACACGTCAGCCATCCGGATATTCGCGCGCGTGATATTCGCGAGCGACGTGCGCGCGATGTCCATGTCGTCCGGCGTCATCGTGCGTCCGTGTGGGCCAGCCAGCCGCTTCGTCAGGTTGTAGAGAATCGCCTCGTCGTAGCCGTCCGGAAAGTAGTAGGTCGTGAGCGCGAGATCGGCGAACGGCCCGAGTTGCTGTTCTCGGTAGACGGCCAGCGTGTAGAGCGTTGTGTTCGGCACCGGCCAAACGGTCAGCGTGCCGAGAGGAGACGTCGGCTGGTAGTAGATCCCGGTGACTTGCGTGTTCGGCAAGTACTTGATGCGGACGTTACGGTAGCCATCATCGGTATAGACCGCCAGCGGCACTTCAACGCGCTGGTCGAGCGGCAGCGCATTGTTGAGAATAAGGTCGGCGCCGGTAATCGCGTCCTGCGTGGATGGTCGCGATGACGTGAAGTCGCCGCCTGGACCCCACGAATACGTGGCCTGATTCGCCACGAGCGGCCAGACCTCGCGCGCCACCACAGGCGCATCCATCGAGATGGCCCAGGATGACAGCATGTTGTTGAGGAACAACAACGCCTGCTGCGCCTGCGGGTTCCCAATGGGTGCGCCCTGCTGGTAGACGTTCAGGATGCTGAACGCATTCGCGATGTAGGAGAGCGCCGTGCCGGACATCGGACTACGACGGTGCGACCATCAACCCGCCGGCCGACCCGCTCACCGCCGCCATATCGACGAACGAATTCGCCAAGAAGTTCGTGTCGCCGAGCTTCGTACAGCCCACGGTCGCGCAGCGCACAAACAGCACCATCCCACCAGGCGATGCCGTGGTAAACGACCCGAGCGCCGTCATCGCCGTCGACGTGGACTTAATGGCGTTCTCGAAAATGCAGTCCTCGAACACCTGCGAACGGTCGCAGCACTCGTTGCCGGTGCCGAGAATGCCCAGCGACGTCGCGCTCGAGGTCATGATCGGGACATGGCAGCGCCGGAACGTGTTGCGCGTCGTCGCGCTCGCGAACTCGATCGAAGCGTTCGCCGCTGAGCGCGTCACGGTGTCGATGCCGATGACGCAGTCGTTGAACAGGTTCTCTCCGGATCCAGATGACCCAATCTTCAGGCAACGTGATGCCGCCGATGCAGACCCGGTCGTATCGCCAATGCCGGCGAAATGGCAGTTCTGGAACACGTTCCGCGAACCAGTCACGGTCATACAGATTTCAGCGGCGACACCGGTGTCGAAGCCGTGGAACCATTGAATATTCTGGAAAATGCACCCGTTCCCGCTGACCGTGAAGAAGTTCGCGAACGCAGTGGTCGATCCGGTCGGCGCGATGCGCGACCGCTGCGAATACAGCGTGGGCGAGCAGATGCCAAGTAGGTGCGTGGCGTTCTTGCTCCAGGTGAACGCCGATTCGACGCGCGCCGTCGCGGTCGTCGAGCCGTCGCCGATCAGCACGACCGTGTCGTTCTTGCCGGCTGAACACGCCGCATAGGCCACAGCCAGCGTCTGGTATGGAGCCGCTGCTGACCCGGTGCCGCTGGTGTCGGACCCGGCGGCCGGATTGAGGTAGTACACATTCCCGACGGTCAGCGTCGAGCCGAACAGCGCACGGAAATTGGCGTTGATGGCGGCGACAGACCCGCCGCTGAACACGCCCTGCTGCGTGATGATTTGCTGGGACATCTGAACTCCTGCATCCGGCTGACACGACCGTCAGCCTCAGATGAAAGTGCGGGGAACGGACACGACCGCCCGCCCCCCTCTCAATCGAGCCGGCGAGAACGACTCTCGTTGGCTGTTTCGAGCTTGTTTACTCGCGCCGTCCAGTTTTGGGATGCGCCGGAGGAATCGCGCCGAGATGTTCGCTCGAACGCGCCTCCACCACATCCCGTTCCGACTTCGCTTCCTCGGACATGTTGCGGTCCTCGAAGTTCCTCTTCGCAGCGAGCACGGCCATTTCCTGCCGCTGCCGCTCGAACGCCGCCACCGCCGCGCCCTGACCGCCGTGCACGAATCCCAACTTCTCGAATTCTCTCCGTTCACGCTCAGTAGTCGCTTCGATGCTGTCGAGAATCGCCACCTGGCTTTTGTCGTTGAGTCCAGCCTTGTACATCATCGTGGGGTACGGCTGGAACACATACGGCTTCCCAGGTGCGCCGAATTCGCTGTGTAGCGCCTCGTGTTTACGACGCTCTTTGGCGTATTCGCTGTCCGGACTGTGGAGCACAGGCATAGAGTCCTTTCCTCTACGTGAAGACGACCGACGCCGCCACCGGGAGGGCGACGACGTTCCAGACGCCGTTGTTCGCCATCAGCGTGCAACCCGCGCCGATGAACGCGCCGAACGTGCCCGTCGTGAACGGCGAGCCTGTCAAGCCGTTCTCGATGAGCGCCGTCGCGGTCATGACGTGCGCGAACGCTGTGGCCGACGAGAACCGCCACAGCAGCCCGTTGAGCGCAACGGACGGAGCCGTGATGGTGAAGAGGCACGCCGACCCCTTCGTGATGATCGTGTTCGTGTTCTTGATCGGCGTCGTCACGCCGGTTGTGTTGTCGGCGCCGAGCGTGACCTGCTCGAACAGGTCAGGCGAACGGTTCACGACTTCACCGATCGGCAGCGCCGGGAAGTCCGCGTTGTTTCCGGACGTCGCCACCGATGCGAGGATGCCATGAGCGACAGCCGCCGTCCCGTCGAGGCCACGCTGCATGACCTTGACGGACCCGGAGGCGATGACCTGATCGATCATCATGTATTCGCTGTCGATCAACATCCGCTGTTTCGACTGCAGCACGCCGACCGCCGGGAAGCCGCTGGAGGTCGAGGTGATGGAGAGCAAGGTATCCGTGGCGCTTGCCGCCGCCGCGAGCGATGTTCTGGTCAATGCCATGGTTCAGCTCCACGCCCTGATGGCGAAATAGGGGAGCACACAGGCCACCCCGCCGCAACTGTCAATCCGTCGCGGAATCTGGTTGGTCTGGATGTTGTACTGCGTCACCCACCGCATCGAAATGCCCGCATCGCGATCGGACTTCCGAGACGATTCGGCGCCGGGAAGCGGCGATTCGAGGTCGGCCATAACGAACGCGAACGCACCGGGATTGAACAGGAACGACTGCTTCGAGCGCGTCGTCGCCATCGTCGCCGTGATGGTGCCGGTGGCTCCCATGAACAGAATCGCCGCATTGTCAGCCGGCGAACCAGAGACGTTCCGAAGGGGCCCGGTCGTGATGATGGCTGGCGCGAATGTCAACGTCGCGGTTGACGTTCCAGCCACATCGGCTTGCAGCGAGAACTGCTGGAGGTCGCCCGTGTTCACGTAGGACACAGGATTCAGCGCATACACGCCGTCGAGCGTGAACACGTCGCCAGCCTTCAGCGAGTACGTGCCCATCCCGTCGATCGTCAGCGTCGAGCCGGTCTGATTCGCCCCATTCACGGCCGGTGTGGACGACGTGAACGTGCCCGTCGTGTGCATCGGCAAGTTCGGGTCCCAGTACCACTCATCGACGCCCAACGCCGACCCAGAGAACTGGCCGGTGTTGAACATCTGCTGGTACTTCGGCCCGAACAGCGTGAAGTTCGTGTTCATGATCGCCGACTGCGACTTCGGATCCAGTACGGCGTAGAGTTCCTCTGGTACTGCGACGTTGTGGAGCTTCGCCACGCCATCGGTCCACGTCTGGTCGCTCGAAAGCGGCGTCCCAGGCGTGCCGATCGAATAGTAGACCTGACGGTAGACTTCCTCGCCTGCGATCGCGTCCCACTTGTTCGCATGGGAGAGGCCGGCCGGCTTCGTGTACCGCTCTTGCACCTTCTCGATTTCGAGGGTGGCCTCGAGAACCGACCACGTCATCGCGGTTTGGAAGTAGTGGTTGATGCTGATCGGAACGGTCTGGTTCAGAATGGCCTGCGTTTGCAGCCCTTGCCCCTCGACCGTCTCGAATCTCTGCTGGATACGCGCCTGAACGGTGTATCCGATCTGCGCGCCACCGGGCTTGTTCTCCCAGGAGTCATCCCAGGAGCGATCGAACAGGCCGATCAACTTCATCGAGTTCTTGAAGTTGACCGCCGTGTCCGTCGTCACCCATGACGGAGTGATGATGGTATTCGCCATGCACACGCCTCATGTCGAGGCGAGCGCGCTTACCTGCGGCGGCGTGTTGTGCCGAAGACTCGTTCGTGATCGGCCAGACTCGCGTCGTCGCCAAGCGGCTCGTCGCTCGACTTCACGGCGCCAGTCCGCACCAGATTAGGCGGCTTGACGATGGGTGTGATGGCAGGAGTCGTCGATCTGGTCGAAGCGACTGGCTCCTTGTGTTTCTGCGTGAGGCGTTGCCCAAGCAACGTGAGTTCGGCGATTTGGTCGTCAGCATCCGGAAGGGCGTGAATCTTCGCGACTTCGTCCGGATGCTTGAAGAAATGATACGCCACATCCGGCCCGGTGACGTGCTTGAATGTGAACCGCTCGATGACGCTGCCGCGCGGAATCGGGCTGTTCGCCTGCGGAT